GTGGTTGGTTATTACCCGAAATTAAGCCAGCTCGTTTCCGGCCTGATGCATCACGATATTCTGACCGGAAGCGCAAAGTCTTTTGCTGATTTAAACGCGCAGGTTGAGCAACTCAGCAGGCGTTGTTCAGAGGCTTTTGGCTCATATGGCCGTTAAAGCCTCCGGGCGTTTTGTCCCTCCGTCAGCATTTGCCGCAGGCACCGGTAAGGCGTTTACCGGTGCTTATGCATGGAACGCGCCACGCGAGGCCGTCGGGCGGGAAAGACCCCTTACACGTGACGAGATGCGTCAGGTGCAAGGTGTTTTATCCACGATTAACCGCCTGCCTTACTTTTTGCGCTCGCTGTTTACTTCACGCTATGACTACATCCGGCGCAATAAAAGCCCGGTGCACGGGTTTTATTTCCTCACATCCACTTTTCAGCGTCGTTTATGGCCGCGCATTGAGCGTGTGAATCAGCGCCATGAAATGAACACCGACGCGTCGTTGCTGTTTCTGGCAGAGCGCGACCAGTATGCGCGCCTGCCGGGGATGAATGACAAGGAGCTGAAAAAGTTTGCCGCCCGAATCTCATCGCAGCTTTTCATGATGTATGAGGAACTCTGCGATGCCTGGGTGGATGCGCATGGCGAAAAAGAATCGCTGTTTACGGATGAGGCGCAGGCTCACCTGTATGGTCATGTTGCTGGCGCTGCACGTGCTTTCAATATTTCCCCGCTTTACTGGAGAAAATACCGTAAAGGGCAGATGACCACGAGGCAGGCATATTCTGCCATTGCCCGCCTGTTTAACGATGAGTGGTGGATTAGTCAGCTTAAAGGCCAGCGTATGCGCTGGCATGAGGCGTTACTGATTGCTGTCGGGGAGGTCAATAAAGACCGTTCACCTTATGCCAGTAAACATGCCATTCGTGATGTGCGTGCGCGCCGCCAGGCAAATCTGGAATTTCTTAAATCGTGTGACCTTGAAAACAGGGAAACCGGCGAGCGCATCGACCTTATCAGTAAGGTGATGGGCAGTATTTCTAATCCTGAAATTCGCCGGATGGAGCTGATGAACACCATTGCCGGTATTGAGCGTTACGCCGCCTCAGAGGGTGATGTGGGGATGTTTATCACGCTTACCGCGCCGTCAAAGTATCACCCGACACGTCAGGTTGGAAAAGGCGAAAATAAAACCGTCCAGCTTAATCACGGCTGGAATGATGAGGCATTTAATCCAAAGGATGCGCAGCGTTATCTCTGCCGTATCTGGAGCCTGATGCGCACGGCATTCAAGGATAATGATTTACAGGTCTACGGTTTGCGAGTCGTCGAGCCACACCACGACGGAACGCCGCACTGGCATATGATGCTTTTTTGTAATCCACGCCAGCGTAACCAGATTATTGAAATCATGCGTCGCTACGCGCTCAAAGAGGATGGCGACGAAAGAGGAGCTGCGCGAAACCGTTTTCAGGCAAAACACCTTAACCGGGGCGGTGCTGCGGGATATATCGCGAAATACATTTCAAAAAATATCGACGGCTATGCACTGGATGGTCAGCTCGATAACGATACCGGCAGACCGCTGAAAGATACTGCGGCGGCTGTTACCGCATGGGCGTCAACGTGGCGCATCCCGCAATTTAAAACGGTTGGCCTGCCGACAATGGGAGCTTACCGTGAGCTACGTAAATTGCCTCGCGGCGTCAGCATTGCTGATGAATTTGACGAACGCGTGGAGGCTGCACGCGCCGCCGCAGACAGTGGCGATTTTGCGTTGTATATCAGCGCGCAGGGCGGGGCAAATGTCCCGCGCGATTGTCAGACTGTCAGGGTCGCCCGTAGCCCGTCGGATGAAGTTAACGAGTACGAGGAAGAAGTCGAGAGAGTGGTCGGCATTTACGCGCCGCATCTCGGCGCGCGTCATATTCATATCACCAGAACGACGGACTGGCGCATCGTGCCGAAAGTTCCGGTCGTTGAGCCTTTGACTTTAAAAAGCGGCATCGCCGCGCCTCGGAGTCCTGTCAATAACTGTGGAAAGCTCACCGGTGGTGATACTTCGTTACCGGCTCCCACACCTTCTGAGCACGCCGCAGCCGTGCTTAATCTGGTTGATGACGGTGTTATCGAATGGAATGACCCGGAGGTCGTGAGGGCGCTCAGGGGCGCATTAAAACACGGCCTGAGAACACCAAACCGTCAGCAAAGAAACGGAAGCCCGTTAAAACCGAATGAAATAGCGCCATCGGCCAGGCTGACCCGGTCGGAGCGTATGCAAATTACCCGTATCCGTGTTGACCTTGCTCAGAACGGCATCTGGCCTCAGCGATGGGAACTTGAGGCGCTGGCGCGTGGCGCGACCGTAAATTATGACGGGAAAAAATTCACGTATCCGGTCACTGATGAGTGGCCGGGATTCTCAACAGTAATGGAGTGGACATCATGGCAAAAATTCACGAGGTAAAGCTGCACGCAAAATATTTCGACCTTGTGCTGGAAGGAAAGAAACGTGCAGAGTTTCGGAAAAATGACCGTAATTATGAGCGCGGGGACACGCTGATTTTGCATGAATGGGTGCAGGGTGTGTTTACGGGGCGAAAGGTTGAAGCCCGGATAACAGATGTTACTGACCTGTCAGACTGGCTGGAAGATTATGTCTTGCTAAGTATTGAGCTGCTTAATACAAGCGCATATGAGATTGTGAACTGGAAAGAACTTAGTGAGCGTGGTCTGGTATTCAGAATTAATCATGAAATTATGCATCAGCTCGGCCTTGCTGTTATGTATGAACCAGAGACGGGGATGTCTGGCGGGGCAATGGTTGCCACGGATGGAGCATGGAACTATTCAGATGAACAGATTGAGCGTGCAAAGCAAAACGGGTGGCTTGGATAATGCACGGAATACCAGGCGAGATACCGCAACATAACACTAAAAATATCAAGCTGATGGCTATTGTTCACCGTCTACAGCAGATTATGGTCAACGAAAATCTGACGCCTGACGAGCTGGTCGGGTGTGCCGAAATAGTCCGGGATAATTACGGGCGGTTTAACTATATCGGTCAGTCCAGAGTTGCGCCACCACCACGCAGACGATAGAGAACGCCGCCAGTCGTGAAACTTGTTTTCAGGGCTGGCGGGGTTGAACAACGAGCGAAGTGAGGCGTTAGCATTAAGTTAATTTTAATGAATGGTACTCTATCGAGCTGATTGTAGATGCGATATATTTACGATCATTTACAGAGAGTATTGCCGCTAGTAGACGACATACCAGGGCCTGCATTTGTAGCAATATATCGCTACCATATTGACAATCATTGATACTAGAGAAACCAAGCGGTTGCCCATTAAAAATGGCTTCATGAAAATTATCATTGCGTATAACTGAAACATTACATTCATCTGTTGCCCATGACGGGATTTTTACACCGTAATTTTCGCACATCCAATATACTCTATTTTGATGAGATGGTTTTTTCTCTTTAATGACTTTATCCCTTTCATCCCATGCTATAGCAAAACAGCAATCAAGAGCCATATAAAGATACTGGAATTTCTCAAAGGAAAGGTATAGTGGGTTATGTGATAGGAATAGGGAGTGTATCACCGCAGCTATTCTTTTAATGGAGCGATCATCTTTTTGTTTGTCTTTTATATAGTTAAGTGCTAGCTCTATTACTTCTTTTTCAGAGCATCCAACGAGAATAAAGTCGGTTAACTTAGTGGGCTTGATAGTGGTTGCATCAAGAAAACCAGCGTCAGTGGTTGTCAATCTTATACCCTTGAAAAAAGAGAGGCACCACACAACAAAGTTGAGAGTTTCTAACGAGGATGTGTTTTTTAATTTTAGTGTGTGCGTTTTGGGCATGCCGAATACTCGGTAACTATAAGGCATTGTGCATGTGTCACCATTAAGGTTATATACCTTTCGATTCCCAGGGTATATCCAACCATTAACAACGTTTTTATCATTGTTAATACGTTCCACTTTCTCAATAAGACCGGGTAAAGTACGCAAAGAAAATTGTTCAGTCTCAATGTTAACTTCTACTGGATAGTATCCAAACTCCGAAATAATCTCATTTGGTTGCTGTTCGTCAACTTCACCTTGCATAACTTTCTCCGTTCAAAAACAGGCACGATAATTCTCGTAAGCCTATCATGTTCGCAAAGTATCCATACCTGTGGATTTTGTAAATTTAAGTTGATTTGTCATTAAATAAGCCGTTGCATGCAACAAGTGAATGTTTTTGCATGCGTCGGGGATGTCCGTTCAGGCTGCGTGCGGTCAGGACTGGTGCGGATCCATAGTATCTATGCAACTGCATTAAAACCGCCCCATGAAGCGGGCGGGCGAGGCGGGGAAAGCACTGCGCGCTGGCGGTGGTGCTGATTTTATTTTTTCAGCGTCTCAGCGCGTCGTGACGGCGTTTGGATTGTGCGCCGGGGCGTTGGTGTGTCTGCGGGGTGTTTTGTGCGGTGGTGAGCGTGTGAGGGCGTGATGACGGGGTGTAAAAAAGCCGCCCGCAGGCGGCGATGTTCAGCCGTTGTCAGTGTCCAGTGAGTAGTTTTTAAAGCGGATGACCTCCTGACCGAGCCAGCCGTTTATTTCCCGAATCCTGTCCTGTAACGGGATAAGCTCATTGCGGACAAAGACCTTTGCCACTTTCTCAATATCACCCAGCGACCCGACGTTCTCCGGCTTGCCCCCCATCAACTGAAAGGGGATGCGGTGCGCGTCCAGCAGGTCAGCGGCGCTGGCTTTTTTGATATTAAAAAAATCGTCCTTCGTCGCCACTTCACTGAGCGGGATAATTTTGATGCCGTCTGGCTTGCCCTGTGGGGCATAGAGAAACAGATTTTTAAAGTTATTGCGGCCTTTCGAATTAGCCATGTTTTCGCGGAGTGAGTCAATGTAATCGCGATCCTGCAATGCGTCGGTGATATACATGATGTATCCGGCATGAGCGCCGTTTTCGTAATACTTGCGGCGGAACAGCGTGGCCGACTCATTCAGCCAGGCAGAGTTAAGGGCGCTGAGATATTCCGGCAGGCCGTACAGCTCCTGATTAATATCCGGCTCCAGCAGGTGAAACACGGAGCCGGGCGTGAAGGCTGTCGGCTCGTTGAAGGACGGCACCCACCAGTAAACATCCTCCTCCACGCCACGACGGGTATATTTGGCCGGTGAGGTTTCCAGTCTGATGACCTTACCGGTGGTGCTGTAACGCTTTTCCAGAAACGCATTACCGAACACCAG